CCCTAGCCGATGGCACTACTACAGTCACTCTAGGCACTGACACCGTAAACGTCCTTTCTGCTGTAATCAGAGACACGGTAAACGGTCAGCAGCAAGACATAAGTATGGATAGGATAGGCAGGTCTGAATATCTAAATATCCCAGACAAACTGACCAAAGCTAGGCCCACTCAGTTATATGTAGAGAGAACAACCACCCCGAAAGTGTATCTTTATCCTACAGCCGACAAGGCTTATACCTTTGTGTATTACAGAATCAGAAGAATACAAGACGCGGGAAGCTACACAAATACCGGGGACGTGAACTTTAGATTTTTGCCTTGCCTAGCCTCTGGTTTAGCATACATGCTTTCTCTCAAGTATGCGCCGGATAGGGTGGCTCTTTTGAAAGATATCTACGAAGACGATTTCCAAAAAGCTGCGCTGGAGGATAGAGATACGGCAAGCGTTCACTTTGTTCCACAAATAGAGTATTGAGATGCCCACAGCTACTGGAAAATACTCTTACGGACTCTGCGATTATTGTGGACAAAGATTTCGCTACCTTGATCTTAAAAAAAATTGGAAAGGGTTTATGGTTTGCCCGGAGGATTATGAGCCGAAAGAACCACAGATAGAACCACAAAGATTTAGAGGGGATGTGATTGCCTTGAGCAATCCCAGACCAGACAGGACTGAACCTGTTGTAGTTTTTGTAGGATTACCGGGAGACGCTGCTTTTCAAAGCCAAGGGACTGCGTCTGGCGGCACTAACATGCAGCCTTTCCCAAGACAAAACCCTGTTGAAGGGGTTGGACAGGTAGGCACGGTTAACATAACGATAGTTTGATGATATGACATACGATGAGTTAGTGACAAACATTAGGAACTACACTGAGGTAGACAGTAATGTCTTCTCTGCTTCTGTCATAGATACGTTTATTACAATGGCAGAGAATAGAATACTCAGGGACATAGACCTAGATGTGTTTAAAAAAGAGGCTACCGGGACCCTGACCGATGGGGACAGGTTCTTGGCGTCTCCCACTGATATTCTTACGCATAGATATATGTTTGTTACAGTCGGTAGTGAAAAGGTTTATTTAGATTTCAGAGATACCTCTTTTATGAAAGAGTATTGGCCTGACCCTACTTCTAAAAGCGTGCCTAAATATTACTCAGTTTGGGACCAAAACACTTTTTACATAGCTCCCACTCCAGACAGTAACTACGTTGTGCAACTGGGATACATACATAGACCGACTCAATTATCCTCCACAAACACCACGACTTGGACAAGCAATAATGCTCCTGAGGCTCTCTTGTACGCCACGTTAATACAGGCGTATAGCTACACTAAAGGTCCTATGGAAATGATGCAATATTTTGAAAACGCTTATGCACAAGCCATTCAGGGTCTAGGCATTGAGCAACAAGGTCGTCGTCGTAGAGATGAGTTCCGAGACGGAATGATTAGAATACCAATTAGATCGGAGAGTCCCGGCCCATGATAAGTGCTAATGGCGCATTAGAATTAGGAAACTTTACGGTATCTACTGTTTCAAATCGGGGATTCACCCCAGAAGAATTGGTAGAGTCGGCGTTAGATAAAATTATTTCTGTTGGAGGAAATTGTCATCCTGATATACACGAGCAGGCAATTACCTTCAGAAACCAAATCCGAGGGGTTTTGTTGGAAAGCATGAAACAAGCAGTGCGTTCTGATAGGACTACTTTGGCGAATCAATTTCGAGCCGCTGGGCATTCGGAACTTGTAAAATTATTGGAGATTTAACATGGCTATTACTATATCCACAGCAATGCCCACCAGCTTCAAAGTAGAGCTGTTCAAAGGGCTGCACGATTTACAGAACGGGGCAGATACGCTCAAGATTGCTCTACTTAAATCAGTATCATCAGGTTCAGGAACCTACGGTGCTGGCACCACTAACTACTCTACAGTGACAGGCAACAGCGACGAAACAAGTGGCACTGGATACAGTGCGGGTGGTAACACTCTAACTAACGTGACTCCTACAAGTGACGGCACAACTGCCATTTGTGATTTTGCTGACACAACTTGGTCGGGTGCGTCTTTCACTACTTGTGGCGCTGTTATATACAACACAAATAACTCTAACTCTGCGGTAGCGGTGTTGGCTTTTGGTGGAGATCAAACTGTAAGCTCTGGAGATTTTCAAATCCAGTTCCCTGCAGCGGCTGCATCTACTGCTATTATCCGTATAGCTTAGTAGGACCGCCTCATGGCTTATCAAGGTCCAATTAGAGCGTGGGGCGAGGGTACTTGGGACACAGGCACTTGGGATGGTTTTGGCACCATCGTAGACCTTGGACCGACTTGGGGTAACAACGGGTGGGGCCAAGGCGCTTGGGGAGATAATTTAAATATCTCCACGTCAGGCACCGGAGCTATAGGCACGGTAAGTTTTTCGCTATCGGATAGCGTGGTGCCTACGGGCGTAGCAGGCACTGGAGCCATAGGTTCCGTAGCCATTATCCTAGAAGATAGCGTAGTTCCCACGGGAGTTTCAGGCACTGGCGCAGTAGGGACAGTAGCCACTAATTACAGTGGCTCTATTACTCCGACAGGAGTGTCCGGCACCGGACAAATAGGTGGTTTTGTTGTCATATCAGATGACACTATAATACCTCTAGGTGTATCAGGCACTGGCGCAGTAGGGACAGTATCCACAACGGTTGGAGAAATTGTTACTCCTACGGGAGTGGTCGGTACCGGAAGCGTAGGTTCCGTAAACATAGCGATAACCCGCGCAGTTAGTGGAGTTAGTGGCACAAGTGCGATAGGGACAGCCACAGACGCTATCGTGCCAACAATAACGGGTGTGGCAGGCACAGGAGCAATAGGAACAGCCCTACCTGTATATGATAAAAATGTGATTCCCACGGGAGTCCTAGGAACGGGACAAATAGGCGCAGATGGCGCCACAGTGATCCCAACAGTAACGGGAGTATCTGGCACCGGAGCTATAGGTAGTGTTACTTTCTCGGTAGACGAGACTATAGTCCCCACAGGAATATCAGGCATAGGTGCGTTAGGCACCGTGCGAATAAGAGGTTGGTCACAGGTAGATGATTCACAGACACCTAACTGGGTAGAAGTAGATACTGCCGCTTAACGAGGTTTAACCATGGCAACTTATGTAAATAATTTAAGACTGAAAGAAATCGCCACAGGTGACGAGAGCGGCACTTGGGGCACAAGTACAAATACTAATTTAGAGCTGATCGGAGAATCTTTAGGTTTTGCTACACAAGAAGCCTTTAGTTCGGATGGGGATGCAACCACTACTGTAGCTGATGGTGCAACTGATCCGGCTCGTGCGTTGTATTTCAAGGTGACTTCCGGTGCTAGTTTAACGACAACCAGAACTTTAACAATAGGCCCAAATACTGTTTCTCGTGTGATGTTCATCGAGAACGCTACTTCCGGTAGTCAGTCAATAAATATTAGCCAAGGCTCTGGAGCAAACGTCACCATAGCTAATGGTAAAACAGCGTTGCTGTATTTAGACGGTGCAGGTTCCGGTGCAGCGGTTGTTTTAACTACTCCCGAAGTCGCAGTTGCTCAATTAACTGATGTCACATCTAGTGCAGCAGAAATAAACCTGTTAGACGGAGCAACGGCTGATACTGTTGTGAATTCAAAAGCGGTCATTTATGGCTCTGCTGGTGAGATAACCGCTAGTGAGATTGATGTAGACAATATTCAGTTAGACGGAAATGTTGTCAAAGTTACAAACACAAACGGCAACCTTCAACTTTTTCCAAACGGCACAGGCTTTACAGAGCTTTACGGTAACACTAACGCGGGTGCGATCCGTTTTAACTGTGAGGCAAATTCACATGGCATTACGATCAAAGGTGCCCCACACTCAGCGGGTGCGACTTACTCATTAGAATTACCTAATTCTCTTGGTAGTAGTGGGCAGGTGCTTAGTCTTTCAGACGGAGCGGGTAAGTTAGCTTTTACAACTATCGCGGCAACAACGCTAGGTGATCTCGGCATCACAGCCACAGCGTCTGAACTTAACCTAAATGATGGGTCAAGCGCAGGGACTATCGCCAACAGTAAAACAGTTGTTTACGGATCAAGTGGTGAAGTAAACGCAACGACTTTGCAAGTCTCCGGCACGGCAATAACTTCTACCCCAGCAGAAATAAATCTGTTAGACGCTCTATCCAGAGGTTCCATACTATACGGCAACTCATCAGGTGCTACAGCAATCTTAACCAAAGGTGCGGCAAATACAGTGCTGACATCAGATGGCACTGATATTTCATGGGCTGCTGCCGGTGGAGGAGTAGATGTACAAGAATTTACTTCTTCAGGGACATATACAAAACCAGCCGGTGCATCAGTTATTGTAGTCGAAGTGTACGGCGCGGGTGGCGGCGGAGAAGGCGGTGCAAATTCTCCCAGTCCTGTCGGTCCCGGAGGTGATGGTGGTGGTGGTGGAGGTTACTTCACAAGAACTTTCTCTGCCCCAGAATTTGGTAGCACTGAAACTGTGACTATCGGCGCAGGAGGCTCTGCGGGGCCAGCCGGCCCCGACTCCGGTAACAGGGACGGCGGAGCAGGGGGTGACACTAGCGTAGGCGATCATATTAAAGCCTACGGCGGTTATGGGGGCGGTGATGACCCCAGTAATGACACTAATCGCGGTTATGGGGGTAGAGCTTGGAGTGATGCGATAAGTTCTCCTACTTTTGATACGCCTAGCATATCCCTAGATGACGCTCGTAAAGGTGCTATTCAATGGGGATACGGAACAAGCCCCTCCGAATATTTTGCGTTAAACAACCCAATTATAGGTGGTCCGCTGCAAGGTTCGTTTAACGATCAAGGCCCACAACTACAGATCAATAACAGGTGGCCTTTTGGTATTTATGGCGGTGGCCCCGGAGGTGTTGGCAGATATAATAGTTCGCCGAGTATTATACAAGCGGGAAGAGGCTCTGTTTTTGGAGGCGGCGGCGGTGGAGGCGGCGGTGCGGGTGATGGACCCGGCCCAATAGGTAACATGACCGGCGGTGTTGGAGGAGGAGACCAAACTCTTGCTTATGGCGGCGGTGGCGGAGGGGCAAGCCCCAGAAGCAGTCCGACAAGAACTGGTAGTCCGGGTGGTGCAATACGTCTTGGTGGCGGTGGCGGAGGCGGTAAGACTGACTCTGGCCCCGGAAATTATCCGTCAGGCGCTGGCGGTGCTGGTGGTATAGCTGGCGGCGGAGGCGGCGGAGGCGGCGCTTACTCGTCTGGAGCATCAAACGGAGGTGCAGGTGGAGCCGGTTTTGTTAGGATTCTTACCTTTTAAGGAGCTTTAAATGGCTATCAACAATTACGCAGTGCTACAGCTAGGCGTGGTGGTAAATATGGTGGTCGCTGACGAAGAGTTGGCGGCCCAAAACGGGTGGGTTCTTATCCCCGAGGGTCTTCCGGTTCATAAAAATTGGACTTATGAAAATGGAGAGTTTGTGCGGTCAACAGAAAATATAGCTCGGATAAAAGAAAATTTTCTTTTAGAGGGAGCGCGGTTATTAGCCGAGTCTGCTGTTTCGGTGCAACCTGACTTATGGGAGGGATACACCACGGAGCAAAAGCAGGCTTGGACAGACTATCGGGCAGCTTTGCGGAATGTCCCTAACGTGGTTAACGCTGAAAATTTTGACCATGAAAATTATGAACTACCTGTGATAACGCAGGTATAGTTTGCATGACATGGTTTCTTTCTGAAGATATCTATACAGATAACACTGAAAGCTATGCTTGGGTTGAGGACGCTTGGACTGACGAAGACATACAAAAAATTATTGATCTAGGTCTTAGTTTAGAGGAACAACCGGGGACAGTAAACGCTGAAGCTGAAAATGTGGATGGTAAGGTTCGTAAATCTAAGGTGTCTTGGATTACGCCCACTCCTGATAGCGAGTGGTTATTCAGGCGGCTGGTAGACCTTATAAAACACATAAATGGTGAGTTTTTTCATTTTGATTTAGTGGGCATGTTGGAGTCCTTACAGTTCACCATGTACCGGGGAGAGGGGTCTCATTACCGCAAACATACAGACAAGGTAATGAACGCAAATGCTCGTAAACTGTCTTTAGTGGTGCAGCTTTCTGATCCTGAAGATTATGAGGGCGGTGATTTAGAGATATACACAGGACACGAACCTTTGGTGGTTCAGAAGAAAAAGGGGATGACCGCTTTCTTTCCAAGTTATCAGCTACACGGAGTTACCCCTGTTACAAAAGGAACTAGGTACTCTTTGGTTGTTTGGGTTCATGGCCCCGCTTTTAGGTAAAACATGCAAAGCGCAAAAACTATTTTTGAAAAACAAGGATATGCTTTAGTAAAAAATTTTCTACCACCAGACGTAGCTAAATTTTTATCTGATTATTTAAAGGTTAGGCGTGAAATAAAAATAGCAAATGGAGATCGCACAAACGACGATCAAATACCTGATGCAAGTTGTATTTTTTCGCAAGAGCCTGTTTTAGAGACGTTGTACTTACAGTACACCGAAAAAATGAAACAAGTGACAGGGTTGGATGTTTTACCAACTTACATTTACGCTAGGATTTATAAAAACGGCAACGAGTTACGTCCACACAAGGATCGTCCTTCTTGCGAAATTTCAGCCACGATAAAGCTGGATGAATCAGAAGAATACACTTGGCCCATTTGTGTTGAGGAAGGGTCTTTTGAATTAGATGTTGGAGACGCCGTAATTTATAGGGGTTGTGATGTTTTGCACTGGCGAAATAAATGTGTGGCTAGTGAAGATTATTTTTTATCTCAAATGTTTATGCACTTTGTAGATAAAAACGGGCCTCACACGGAATACATCTTTGACAAAATACCGGCTAGGCAGTTTGTGCTATCTAAATGTATGGACTTACAACATTGAGTATTAGTTATGGTTCGTTTACTGCTGGTTTTTACGTTAGGGTTTTTTGCCTCCTCTGCGTTTGCACAAACGCAGACTGAGATAACTACGACTGCCACAAGTTCAAGTTCTTCAACCAACAATAATAACAACAATAACAATACGACTTACACAGGCACGTCAACAAACACCAATACCAATACTAATAACAGTACGATCAATACCACTACGGATTCAACGAGCTTGAACACTAACGTCAACTCGATGAACTATAACGGCCTTATTGAAAACATAAACACCAGCACCAGCAATAACACCAACACGAATATCAACAATACGGTATCGACCAGTAGTGCTACCAACGTAAATACAAACAACACCACTAGCAATACGACTTCTAACAGCACGAGTTTCACTACAACTAATTCTGTCAGTGATATTACTGCTATTAACACTAACAATAATCTTAACGATACTGTCAGCAGATCAACACAGCGTGTTACTCAAAAGCTAGAATCACCCCCACCCAGTGCTATTGCACCCAGTATTGGTAGCTCATACAGCCAAGACCTCTGCACTACAGGCATATCGGGTGCAGTTCAGACTCAAATATTAGGACTGTCCACTGGCCGGTCAGTGCGAGATACGAACTGTGAGCGAATCAAGCTAGGTAAGACGCTCTATGATATGGGTATGCGGGTCGCGGCAGTTAGCTTGATGTGTCAAGACTATCGTGTTTGGTCAAGCATGATGAGCGCAGGGACACCGTGTCCTTATGAAGGCAAGATAGGTGACGAAGCAAAAGCGTTATGGGAAGCAAATCCAGACAAAATACCAGAGCCGGACAAGAGAGTTCGATGAAAGAAATACCTGACTGGTTGTTCATTATTATTGTAATGGCTTTAATTGCGATACCAACTATATCACTCGCAGATAATTTATCTCCAGAGGGTATGACGCAAGTTATGTCGGGCGTCGATGACAAGGCCGTCAGCATAGAAATGGGACATACTTTTCCTTGGCTAGATCAGGTGTTTACTCATGCGTGGATGAGTACAAACGGCTTTGTGCTTATGTATAACCCAACCACCGGGGTCGGTAAACAGACTGCTCCGTTGTATGGGTATTGCTGTGATGGCTACACTCACGCCACCGGAATGCCGACTTATATGCCGCGAGATTATGGCTTGGGCAGCTTTTCTTACATGCTTGCGCCATTGTGGACTGATCTCGATGATACTAGTAACGATGCTAACGCAGGGTATTTTTATAAGACTAATGCTGACTCAACCAGCTTTTTATGGAACAAGGTTAGAGAATATGCCACCACAAACGAAAATACTTTTGGACTAACGCTAGATCGTACAGGTGGATTTAAATTTGAATATCAAGATGTCAATGTGAGCTTTCATCACAAGGCATTTGTCGGTTGGTATGGCGGTCCTAATTTTCCGAATGGTGATGGATACGGTGGCTCTTGGACACAAGAGTGGGAAATGAATGGTTTCACCACCAATGACGTTCAGAACTATGGCGGGCCAACAAGTTTTGAGGTCAATAACGGTGTTGCAAGCCTTATTATGTCTGCAAGCACCTTAAACCAACAACAAGGCGGTGGCGGTGGAGAAGCAGCGTCCGCTCCACCTAGCTATGCAGAACAGGCAGCAGACACTGTGTTCGGTGATTCGGCTGATGATTTTATGCACCTCGATCAACCCGATTCAATGGGAAGACCGCGAGTTTTGACACAGTTAGCACAGCCACAGGTTTATCAAGACGCACCACAAGAACAGATGTTTGGTGGCCCACAAATAATGGGCAGGGCACCTACTGGCGAACCCGTTAGGCAAGACCAACAGCAGCAACAACAGCAACAGGCACCAGAGATTACGGGTGAACCTGCACAGGTTGAAGAAGTCCGAGAAGCTAGACCTGCTGAAGTTGTAGAAGCTGTTGCAGAGGTTGTTCAGGTAACTCGTGAGCCAAGGCCAGAACCTGCTCCAGAGCGTGTCGTCATCAGAGCAGAACCCGTAGTGCGAGAGGCACAAGCCGTGGAAACACAAGCCAAAGCTGCCCCGGTTGAAGTGGCTGCTGAAACCAAAGCAGAGCCAGCTGCTGAAAGAGTTAGCGCGGCAGTGAAGCCCGCAGTGGATGTCGTGGGCATTGCTTTGAGCCTGTCTGGACAATCGCAATCATTCGGCTTTCAGACACAAAATATGGGAGCATTTGAAGATACAAGCCCGGACCAGACCATAACAGGTATGCAACAACAGATAACACAAACGGTAACCACTCAGGCCGATCAGCAGGAGTCTAATGGACTTACGCAAGAGGATTTAGCTCCTCCAAGTCAGATGCAGTTTGAGCAGGATTTTAACGATGCAATAGCCACAGGGCAGTCTATAGGGCAATTTTTATCTGCACAGTTACCAGATTTTAGTCGCTTTGATGTCGCTCCTCCGAGTCAGCAGGAACAGCGCACAGTACAACGGGCAGAAGCTCAGATACAAAGCATGAGCCAACAGGATATTAACCAGAGTTTAGAGAATGAATTAGATGAACTGGGAGATACGGGAGGATTTACTGACCAGAGCCTAGCGGTATTTCTTATTTCAAACAATCCTGCTTTTAATCAATATCAGAATGTAAACCTAACAGACAGAGAGTTTTACGAAAGCACGCAGATGTATCCAAACAACGCTCCCACTGTGGACCCGAGGGGATTGCTGCGTATAACCGGGACAGATGGGTACAATGACTTGGTGGAGCTACAGTGGCAGAGGTAGAATTTGGAGATTTAAAGGTTTCAGGCGGTAAGTTACTGCTTGTTATACCATTTTTAGGTAGTATTGGGGCTGCGATGTGGGGTGGCTTTGAGCTGTATCAGCGATTGCTCACGGCAGAGGAGGCCATAACGGCCTATGTGTCGCCAGATTTTAGTTCTTATGATGAAGAGCTTGCGGTACTGAATACAAAACTGGATGCGGCAGAGGTATTGATTGAGACAGTTAAGAGGGCAATAGATCAAGATATTGTCGAACTGAGCAACAATATAGACCGACTGCAAGCTGACATAGACATTGTGGAGCGTGTGGCTAGAGACACAGATGACTCGGTTGCCATAGCTACAAGAGAGCTACGAGATGACGTTTACGCCCTTGAAGAGCGCGTAAACGACAGTTTAAGAGACATAGATAACGAACTACGCGAGATGCGCGATGACCTTGAAGATCGCATCCAGCGGATATTAGACAATCCACTCAATACCGAGGAATAAATGAAACTCGATCCTGTGCTACTAAAAATGGCATCAAGTTGGTCTGAAAAGGCATACGAAGATGACGTTAAAGATGCAATAAAAATAGAAAATAAATGGACCAGTGCAACCGCCTACATTGCAAAGCGTAAAAGTATTGACGTGGTTGCCTTTCGAGGAACACAACAGAAACTCGATATACTCACGGACATAAATGTCCTACCCGTGCCATACGCAGGCAGGCTGTGTCATGGCGGTTTTGTCCTGCAACACGCATCTATATGGGGCGTGATAAAGGAACACCTTGATCCAAAGAAACGCACCCTATTTTGTGGGCATAGTCTTGGTGGTGCGTTGGCAGAGCTATCTGCTGCAAAAATGTACAAAAAGCACAAGAACATAAATCTTGTGACCTTTGGCAAACCTAATACATTTTTCAAAGGATTCAAGCGGCCTATGGACTTGGATTATCAGATATCGTGCGTACAAGGCAGTGATATCGTGTCTAGGATACCTAGACTGTGCTACGGCCCTAGTGTGAGCCAGACAATGTTGTACTTTGCCAACAATGGCACGGACGTGGTTAACCCCGGAAAGCTGTTTAGAAAAGTTGATAGGGGCGGTTTAAAAGACCGGATATCGGATCACATGATGGCGGGATACGCAGAAAGGCTTGAGAAATATCTTGAGGCAAAAGAAAACAGTGACGCAAAGGTCACTAAATTACGCAATGATGATAAGGAGAAGGTGTCTGATGAGATTGATTTCCCTAGTGCTAGTTAGTTTTGCAATAACCAGTTGTACCTCCGTGGAGCAGGTAATAGCTAATAAAGAAGTATACTGCAGTCAATTCTACAAAGGCGTTAGGGCAGTCGGTAGAGGTGCTTTGTCCGCTACTACGGGTGTTGTCGTTCCAGACGTGTGTGACACTATTGATAGCATAGTTGCAGAAGAGGCAGAAGAATGAAGCTGGGCGGTTTATTAAAAAGCCTTGCCCCTACAATCGCTTCAGCAGCAGGTGGCCCCATGGCTGGTATGGCCATCAAGATGGCAGCAAAAAAATTGAACCTGCCTGAAACAACCACTGCAAACGAGATTGAAGATTTAATTGAGCGAGAGCCTGAAAAAGCGGTTGTGATTAAACAGGCAGACAAAGAGTTCAAAGACACCATCAAGGCGATGGAGATTGACTTAGAGTCTTTTAAAACAGAAGTGCAGGATCGACAACATGCAAGGGAGACGTTCAAAAATGATTGGACCCCAAAAGTGTTTGGGATATTGGCTCTCATGCTGTATGGCGCCTATGTCATGACCGTGACTCTCATGCCTCATGACGCGAATGACGAAACAATCATCTCACTCGTCCTTGGCCAATTGAGCGGTATTCTGGGCACCATGGCGGCCTTTTGGTTTTCTGGGTCAAGCACAAAATGAGCGACGACATGGAAAAATTAATTGCAATGCTAAAAAGGCATGAAGGTGAAATAAAAAAAGATGACCGACATGTCGCCTACAAGTGTCCTGCCGACCACTGGACAATTGGGATAGGCAGAAACATTGATCCTGATTCAGGCATTGGATTGTCCGATGACGAGGTTGATTACCTGCTACAAAATGATGTCGAAAGAGTCATTAAAGAGTTGGCTGCTGAGTACCCGTGGTTCAACGATTTAGATGATGTTCGCAAAGACGCGATGATCGATATATCTTTCAATCTTGGTCAGACTCGCCTGAGGCTTTTCAAACGTGCCCTTGCAGCTATGGAGGCCGGGAACTATAAAGAGGCTGCCACAGAGTTTTTGGATTCTAGGTGGGCAAAGCAGGTGGGTGGTCGTGCCCTAGAGTTAACAGATATGATCTCTAGCGGCGAATATGCGGATTAAGTGATATGTCCTTTTTTAAGCTAACTTTAGCGCCCGGTATCGATAAACAAAACACTGAATACGGTGCAGAGGGTGGTTGGACCGATTGCGACAACGTGCGCTTTCGCTATGGCCTGCCTGAGAAAATAGGTGGCTGGCAAGAGTTTAGCGACTCTGGCTCTAATTATCTGGTTGGCAGACCATCGGACATATACACATGGACCAGTTTGACGGGCATACCATACGTTATGGTCGGCACGCACAA